GTTCCGCCACGAGCGCGTCGAGGGCTACACGCGCAGGCTGAACCTGCAGCCGAGCATGATCGCGCGGCACATCGACGAGCAGATCCGATTCTCGGTCCTGCAGCCGACGATCCGCGACACGTTGCGCATCCTCAACGACGGCGACATCGCGGGCGCGCTGCAGACGGTGGACCACAGTGCCAAGGAGCTGATGCTGCTGCCGTGGTTGCAGCGGGTCGCCAACCAGAGCAGCACGAAGCGCGGCGCCCTGCCGATCTGGGATCGGTTCGTATCGTCCATCACGCGCAACAGCGTGCTGGCGTCGATGGCTTTCTCGATCAGCCAAGCACTGCAGAACACGGCCAACGTGTTCCCGGCCCTGCTGAAGGTCGGCCCGGTGCATCTGGCCGGCGCGTTCGGGTGGTATCTCCACAACCCGATGGAGGCCACGAGGGAGGTGCGCAAGGCGTCGGCGTTCATGCGAGCCAAGGTCGAGGCCAACCTGCGCGAAACGCACTCGCGCATCCGGTCGATCGAGCTGGCGCAGGGCGACCTGGGCAAGGGACTGGAGTGGATGCGCCTGCACTCCCAGTTCTTGATGCAGACCACGCAGTCGTGGGGCGAGATCATCGCCTGGCGCGCGGCCTACCAGCAACACCTGGCGCAGCGGAAGGGCTGGGCGACCGAGGACGTGCTGCACGCCGATGCCGTGGCGCACGCGGACAGCATCGTCATCCAGACCCAGGGCGACCAGAACCCCGAGTCGCAGGCCGCCTACGCGACCGGCACGCCGCTGATCAAAGCGCTGTTCCTGTTCCAGGGCTACTTCAGCACGATGGCGAACCTGAACGCGACCTCGTTCGCCCGGCTCTACCGCGACATGGGGTGGAAGATGGTCTACTCCCCGCGCACCGCCATGGCGTGGTTCCTGGGCATGGCCGCCCCGATGTTCGTCGGTGACGCGATCGCCCGGATGCTGACGGATCGCTGGGACGATGAGGAAGACGACGACTGGACCGACCCGGTGCTGCGGTCGTTCACCACCTCGCAGTGGAGTGGGTTGACGGCAATGGTCCCCGGAGTTGGCCCGATCCTGCGCGCCGGTGCCGCGAGCTACGACGACAAGCCGTTCAACGACCGCATCGACGTGTCGCCGGTGATCTCGGCGCTGACGATGGCGACGATCGGGATCGGGCGACTCTACGGCCGCCTGGAGGCAGGCAAGCCGTTTGAGTTCCGCCAGTGGCACGACCTCGCGACCATGATGACTGTCTGGTCGGGGGTGCCCTTCTCCGCGGTCACCAAGAACGTGCGGATGCTGGGGCTGGACGACTAAGCGGAGGGACACTTAGCCCGGTGTCCCTCCGTGTCCCTAAGCGCACGGAAGCGCAAAACAAGCGCAGCGCTTCCGTGCGCTTCCCGGTGCTAGCCCGTCCCGCGGTCCTAAGTCGTTGCGGGACGCGGGACGGTCGCGCACGGGTGCCGGCCGTTCCCGGCCGTTCCAGAACGTTCCAGAACGGCGAGATGGGCACGAACGGGCATTGCCCGTCTTTGCCCATCAAGCGAAAAGAAGGGAGAGTAGGCAGTTGCCTTTGTGCCTACTTCGCACGCGCAAGCGGAAAGCTGGCAGAGTTGGCAGTTGCCAACTGCTAGCCGGGGTTGGGCGTTCCGCTTTCCGCCAGCCGCCGACCTACGAACTGGGCATGGATGCCACCCAGCTGCAGACCCAGGTCGCCCAACTCCAAGAGGCAGTCGAGGCGATTGGATCGAGCCTGTCGCAGGTGCGGTCCGGCCAGCTGGTGGTGGGCAAACAGACGAGGGTGACGATCGGCTCCGCCTGTGCTGTCGGCGCCCTGGTCCTGGCCGGCGTGGTCGCCTACCTGGGCGGCCAGCAGACGCTGCGCACCGAACTGCTGGTGTCGCAGCAGAAGGTGCAGGAGAGTATCCTGCTCCTGCAGAACGACGTCCTGGGGCTGCGCCGCAGCCTCGAGCAGACCGACCGGTCGATCATTCACCACGCCGACCTGCGCGAATGGAGCCTCGCTCTGCGCGCGTCGAACCCCAACCTGCAGGTGCCCGATGTCCCCCGCTGAATCACTCCTCGCCCGCTTCCCTGCCATCCTCACGATCGGCCGCACCATGCTGGTGCTGGCTGTTGCCTGCCTGCTGGCGTGCCTGCTCACCGCATGCGCTAGCTCGGCGGAGGCGATCCAAGCCGCCCCCGCGGTCGCCGGCGCCATCGGCACGATCGCCGCGGCGTGGGTCGCCTCGCTGCAGCAGACGGGCGCCATCACGCCCGAGCAGGCCGCCGAGTGGCAGGTCATGGTCGGCGGGATCCAGAGCACCGTCGACGCCTTCCAACTGGCGGCGAAGGCGACTGCGCAGGCGATCGGTCAGGTCCGAGCGGACCTCGCCGCGACCAAGGCCGGCGGCATCACGACCGAGCAGGTGGTCGCCGGCAGCGCTCTGGCCACGACCGCGGCAGTCGCCGCCGTGCAGAAGCTCCGCGGCCCGAGCGCCACGCCGGACGAGCGGCAGCGTCGCCGCGGCGGGCAGTCGCCCACCAACGCGCACTGAAAAGCGAGGGGGGCTACTCCCCCCTCGTTGGCCCAACTGCGCAGCGTGGTCGAGCCGCGCAGCCGCAGGCCGAGTGTCACGCGTACTGGGTCGCCTTGGCGAGCTCCGCGAACCGCTTGTCGTATCCGGCGCGGACTGCCTTCTTGCCCGCCGAGTCGAGCTTCGGCACGACCCGGCCGAGGTAAACCTGCAGCGCCGGGATCGTCTGGATGGACTCCATCTCGCTCAGGACCTCGACGTCGGAGTATCCAGCATCCTCCTCCGATGGCGTGGCTGGCTCCTGCTGCGACGAAGGCTGGTCGGCCTGCTGTTCGCCCTTCTTGGCGAAAGCCTTCTGGACAGCCTTCTCGGCCTTCTGGGCAGCCTTGGCCTTGGTCTGCTGCTCGAGGAAATCCGCCTGCGTCCGGGTGTTCGCCTGCGCCCGCTGCTGCGGCTGGACGCCTTGGCTGGCGTTGCCGTCATCGTCGGTCTCGGACAAGCAGAGCAGTGCCTTGATCTGCTGGCGGCGCCAGTAGGTGCAGCACGAGGCCAGCGCATGGGTGCCGGTGCGATCCGGTGCCAGCAGGTGCTGCGTCTCGATGCGCTCACCGGACGCGGCATGCCAGAGCTGGGTCGTGAGAATCGGCGAGCGCGGGTCCAGCATCTCCAGTCGCTGCATCAGGAGCAGACCCTCGGCGTGCAGCGCCGGCTCGACGCTGGCGAGCACGCTCTCGAGGGTGGCGTAGTCCGACCCGTAATGGTCGTTCTTGCGGTCGCGGGTGGCGGAGCCGAACTGCTGCTTGGCCTTCAGCAGAGCCGGCAGCAACTTGAGCGGGGGGAGGGTGACGGGAGCGGGCGCGAGGTTCGTGTCGGTCATGGTAGGTCTCGAGTGAGGGGGTGGATCAGAAGGCGGGGACGAGGGCGGGGCTGGCCCAGTCGGGCCGGTAGCCGTTGGCGGCCTGCCATGTGAAGAGCAAGCCGAGGAAGGTGTGCCATCCCTGCTGCAGGTCGGGCTCGTCGGCCCAGACGATGGCCGCGTTGGGGTTGGCCCGGTCGATGAACACGATCCCGGTGCGCGCCTGCGGCATGCCCAACGCGTCGCGCGTCGAGGCGAGCTGCATCAGGTGGTCATCCCAGAGACGCTCATCGCTGATGCTCTTCCCCGCCTTGACCTCCTTGGTCTTGAAGTCGAGCACGCAGCCATGGCCGCCGAACGCGCTGCGGCAGAAGGCATCGGCAGTCGTGCCGTAGCCAAGGATCGAGACGACCGTCTGCTCGGTGGTCCACGCATCACGCGGAGCGATCTGGGTGAGCAGCGCACCGACCGCTGCGACCCAGGGGTCGGACCAGTCGCTGGTGGCCAAGAACGCGTCGATGGTCGCGTGCAGTTCGCTGCCGCGGCGGGCGCTCTCGATCGCGGTCTTGCTGCTGTCCTCGAGGATGCGCTCGATGTAAGCCTCGTCGCTCTCGCCGGTGGCGCGCGGCAGCGTCAGGGCTGCCATGAGCACCTGCTGCTCGCGCCAGTTGTTGAGCTGCTTCTTGTCCTTGATCTGGCGGATGGTGCTCTGGCCGGGAGCCAGTTGCAGTTCGCGAGCCTGCCGCAGGGTGACGTCGACCATCTTGGTCGGCTCGCCCTTCTTCTGCGTCTTCGCCGGCACCTGCTCGACGAGGGTGGCGTGTCGGTCGTACCAGTGGCCGGATTCAGTCTTGCGCTTCGGAGTGTTTGTGGTGGTCATGCGTGGCACTGTAGCGTCATCACACCGCAGCGCAAGGGTAGTGCGAGAAATCTTTGCGGCTACGCTGCCGGGATGGACACCCGACTCGACGTCGCGAGCCTCGCCGCCCCGATTCGCCTGCAGGCCCCCTGGCCGCCCCGCGAGGCGTCCCCGAACTGGAGCGGGCACTGGCGGTGCAAGCACCGGGCACTGAAGAGCTACGCGTTCGCGGCCGGCCTGGTGCTCGGCCCGCAGATCAGCCGGCAGACGCGGCCGTGGCTGCAGGCCGCAGACCCGATCGAGGTGGCCATCGCGATGTTCCCGCCGCCGGCGAAGCGTGGGGCGAAGGCTCGAGCGCGCGACCACGACAACGCGCTGGGCAGCTGCAAGCGACTGCTCGACGTCGTGGCCAGAATGCTGGGCGTGGACGACCGTCTGTTCCGGCCGCGTCTAGTGATCGGCGACCCGGTGGACGGCGGCCGGGTGGACCTCGTGCTGCAGCCGTTCCGGGTTGGCGATTGACAGCGGCGTGGCCGCGGGCTATCACACGGCCATGATCACGAACCCCACCGCTGTGCCTTCGGCGCGGCGCAAAGCTGCCGAGGAAGGTGCCATCGTTTACCGCGGCAGTCCCTGCCCCAAGTGCAACAGCCGGCAGCGCTACGTGCTGTCTGGTCGCTGCCGAGCCTGCCAGACCGCGACCGCGAAGGCGGCTCGCATCAGCCTGCGAGAACTGCGCGCCGCCGCGCGCAAGGAGCAACAACCATGACACCGTTGGACCGCTTGCTGCGCGACCTCGAGGTGGACTACGAGCTCGCCATGGAACGGCGCCGCGTGCGAGCGCAGCGCAAACACCAGGAACGGATGGCGCTCGTGGCCGCCGTGGTGCTATTCGTGGCGGGCTGCTGGCTCGCTGGGGTGGGGCTGTGAGCCCTGGCGTTCTTCCCCACCTGAGCGTGGGGGGTAGGGGGGACTCTGTACCGCAGGGTGGTTCTGTACCTGCCTTCCTGGCTGGTACCAGTACCAATAACAACCAGGAACCCAGGCACGAGCTCAACCTCGCGGATGTACTGCTGAGCCTTGGCCTCTGGGTGACGCGCCGCGACCACCGCGAACACACGGCGCAATTCGTCGAGGCTCTGGGCTTCACGGCCGAGCAGGTGGAGCCGTTGCTGCGGCACATCATGGCGATGGCCGGGACGCAGAGCATCGGCGCCGGCGAGATCGTCAACCTGCTGCGCGACCGCGATCGCTTGAAGGCAGCGGTCGAGGACTGGTCGAAGGTGGCGGCGAAGAACGCCGCGCGGCCTGCGCTGGCACCGGGCGAGGCTGTCCGCCGCATCGACAGCGAACGCGTGCGTCAGTTTGAACTGGACTGGGCGGATTACGAGCGCAGGAAGGCTCAAGGCTTGACCGACGAAACCCCGAGGAAACTCCCATGGCCGAAGTGAACGACCGCAACTCCAAGTTCGACCCGAACGCATTCCTGGTGAAGAAGATGCAGGCCGCAACCATCGAAGCCGACCGGCAGCGAGTAGTGATCGCCAAGCTGGAGACGGAGCTGGTGAGCGCGAAGGCGCAGCTGCGCCGCTGGTCACCTCTCGGCAGTGACAGGGCGTGGGTGCCGAACGAACACGAGAAGTCGGACATCCAGCACCTGCACGACATCGCGCGGGACGGACTGATGACAGAAAGCGAACTGGGCCAAGCCAGCATCGAGATCGAGCACACCCTGCTCGGCATTCGGTCGACGTGGAAGTGGCCGGACAGCCGCGTGCGCTGTTTTGTGGCGATTGAAGTGGACTGACCATCGCGCTGTGATAGCATGCGCGGCATGACCACTCCCTCTCTTACTGCCGCGCGCGCCGCGGCTCCGATAATCTGCCGCCTAGCCGACCGCGGAATGCGGACCGAGGACATCGTCGAGCACCTGCTCGAGGTCACGGGCCTTCGCTTCGTCAAGCCAGAGGACGTTGAGCTCGTGCTGAACGAGGAGAGCGCTGCTCTTCTCGGTTGGAAGGCCGACCAGGACGAGGGCGACGAATGAGCCGCCGCGCACGCGTGCGGCTCGAGCGTTGGGGCGCGAAGTTGCTGCTGCTGGGGTTCCTTGCCATGGCTCTGTTCGCATGATCGTCATGCCCGCCAACAACACCGGCATCGTGATGGGCTGGCTCTGCGGCCGGTTCCCGAACCGGCTGGGCCACCTCTACAGCCCAGGCGGGCTGACGCGCACGCACGCGTGGCTGCCGTTCGCGCTCGACAACGGCCGGTTCGTCTGCTGGCAGAAGCAGCAGAAGTGGGACGAAGCCGCCTACCTGGGCATGTGCGACCGGGTCGCGCAGATGAACCACAAGCCGCGGTGGCAGTTGGTGCCCGACGTGGTGGCCGATGCGGCGGAGACGCTGCGCGAGTGGGACCGCTGGGCGCACCGACTGCGGTCGCGCTATGGCTGGCCTCTCGCGTTCGCGGCGCAGGACGGACACCGGCCGGAAGATGTTCCTGCCGAGGCCGAGGTCGTGTTCGTCGGCGGCACCACCGAATGGAAGCGGGCCACGATGTCGGACTGGTGCGATGCGCGCCAACGCGTGCACGTCGGCCGCATCAACACCGACCGCTGGTTGTGGGAGTGCGACCGCATCGGCGTCGAGTCCTGCGACGGCACCGGGTGGTTCCGCGGCGACCAGGACCAGCTCGACGGGCTGATCGACTACCTGGAGCGCTCGACGGACGGACGCGGGGATCCTCGTGGCCCCCTACTGTGGGGAGGCTGATGCGCTCGCTGCACCTGTTCGCCGGCGGCGGCGGCGGCCTGCTCGCCGACCTGCTGCTGGGCCACCGACCTGTCTGTGCCGTCGAGATCGACCCGAACGCTCGAGCGGTGCTCGAGGCGCGTCGAGCTGACGGTTGGTTCCCTGACCTTGCTGAGATTCACGATGACGTTCGAAACTTCGACGGCTTCAAGTGGCGAGGCCGGGCCGACATCGTCGCCGGCGGTTTCCCCTGCCAAGACATCAGCCTCGCCGGCAACGGTGCCGGGCTCGCCGGCGCACGCTCCGGGCTCTGGTGGGAGATGTGGCGAGTCATTCGCGAGGTGGGACCAAGATACGTCTTCTTGGAGAACGTCGCAGCGATCACTGGCCGGGGGATGGATCGAGTTCTTGGTGCCCTGGCCGGCAGCGGGTGGGATGCGGAATGGATCTGCCTTCAGGCGTCGGCAGTCGGAGCTCCGCATCGAAGAGACCGCTGGTGGTGTCTGGCTCGGAACCCCGACAGCCGGGGACTCCCGCAGTGGGGGGAGGTCGGCGGAGTTTGCTGCTGGACGACTGCCAACGCCGTGCGAAGCGGTGATGCTGCCCACGCCGACAGCGGACGACGCGAACAACTGCGGGGCACCGAGCCAGATGCAGCGGAACACGTTGCCGCTCAATGCGATGGTGATGCTGCCGACGCCTGTCGCGAGCAGCGCGAAGGTGACGCGGATGCGATCGGGCGGACGACCACCGATGACCTACCTGCCGACGCCGACCGAGACCGCGAACGCGGACTCGCCGGCGATGCAGAAGTGGCCAGCGCACCGTGCGCTGATGGAGGGCCAGCAACTGCCGGATGGGACGCTGCCGGCGTTGAACCCCGACTGGGTGGAGCTCCTGATGGGCTGGCCGGTTGGCTGGACCGCAGCGCCCGAGGCTACTGGTCCGGCGACTGGGAGACCGAGCCTCGAGTTGCCGATCGGCAACCTGGACGAGTCGCACGACTGAGGCAGTTGGGGAACGGTCAGGTGCCGCAGTGTGCGGCAGCTGCGTTCCGAGTGCTGTGGCAACGACTGGAGCAAGCATGAACCTCTTCGAAGGCCCGCACATCGAACGACTGCGGCGCGCGCGCGAAGCCGGCGAGGACGGCATGACGCGCGCCGCCGAGCACGCCGACCGGGAGATCCCGCGGTGGCAGGACATGGCCTACGCCGCAGCCTGCACGTCAGTGCGAGAGATGCCAGCGTGTTTCACCTTCGAACAGCTGCGCGCGGTCGTCGCCGTCGAGGATCCGCCTGACCTCCGCGCGTGGGGCGCAGTCTGCCAGCGAATGGTCCGAGAACACGACATCGTCGCGACCGGGGGCTATGCGCCGCGCATCAGCGGACACGGCACGCCGACGCGGCTCTACAAGACGGAGAACCAGTGAACTACGAACACATGATCCGAACGGAGTGCGACATCATTCTCGCCAACCTAACCATGGCGCAGCAGAGCCTGGAGATTGCGCCCGTGGCGAGCCTCATCGATCCGAACTGCCGGTCGATCCGCATCAACCTGCGCGACGCGCGAGGCATCGCCCGCACGACCTACACGAAGGGCCGGTGGCCCATGGCCCTGCTGTTCGCAGCGAGGGAGCTAGGGCTGTCGGACTGCCAGACTCTGATCGAGCCCGACTGCCGGCCTGGTGCGATCCTGCCGACAGAGTCCACGACGACCTACCGACTGGAGCGCGCCGCGGCACGACTCGAGAATGCAGCGGCGCTGCTCGAGGCCGCGGCGAACAGCCCGTATCCGAAGGGGTCGAGCCTTGGCGCGGCGGATGCGGCTCTCATGCAGGCGAGGGGCGATGCGAAGTCGTGGCACAGTTGCTACGACAGCGCGATCAAGGAGCGCGACGAGGCACGCGCCAAGCTCGCCGCCGTCCAGCCGGTGCTGGATGCGGTGGCTCGCTACTGCGCCGCCGAGAACGCCGCAGAGCTGTCGCTTCACTGGCGACCGTTGCGAGACTACGCCGACCGCCGCCGCAACGAGGCGACGCAGCAGGGGGGTGCGTCGTGACCGCCCCGCTGGGAGGGGCGGCGTTGTTCCGTGCTGCCGCTAGGGCGATGGGGCAGTGGGACAACGCTCCGGTGATTACGGACAGTAACCCTTGGGGCTATGCGGGCACGATGATCCAATGGCTTCGAGACCATGGAGGCGTAACTCTGGGGACGTTGCCACTTGGTTTCCATCTCACTAGCCATCGAGATCCCGACATGGAGGTCTACGCGATCCAGTCGCAGGCGCGCATCCCTGAGAGCCTCGCGCGGCTGGTGCTGCGGGTCGCGGAGTTGGAGGGGAAACCATGACCAACCGCATCAAGCCGCCGGCCAAGGCGACTGTGCCGGGGTGCTGCGAATGACCACGCGCCAAGGCCGCCGCCGCCGGCACAAGCGGCACAAGCGGAGCGCAGGCGCCGGGCCAGACTTCGGCACTGGTATCCGGGCACCGCGCCGCCAGCGGATGGAGTGGACGATGACCGAGCACGTCATGCGCAACGAGGAGCGCGCACACAGTGCGAGGTTCCAGCGCTGGCACTTCGCCAAATACCTCCGCTGGCCTTCGGGTGCGCTCCGACTGCTGATGGAGAAGATGAACGGACGCAGCGATCGGTTCGACCAGCTGGTGTGGCACACGCTCGAGCAGGACCCTCCCAGGGAACGGGACCCGCGCTACCACCCGGTGATCGCCGACCCGTTCTACGTCGCCCTCTTCGACATGATGGATGGGCAGCCAGGACTGGCGCGTCGTTACGACGGCGGCCAAGGTGCGATGAGTGCCGCCGTCGATGGGATCCGCCAAGCAGTTCGCGAGGCAAACTGGCTGATCCCACCAGGGAGCACGCAGTGATCGCCCTGTCCTTCGGCGGCGGGGTGAACTCGACCGCGCTGCTCCTGCAGTGCGTGCGCAAGCTGATGACTCCCACCCTGGTCCTGTGGGCCGACACCGGTGGCGAGCTCCCCGAGACCTACGAGCACGTAGAGCGCGTGCGCGCCTTCTGCGGCCTGCACGGCATCGACTGGGCCACGGTCACCAACGCTGGCCGCGGCCAAGGAGACAGCCTCGAGGCGAACTGCCTGCAGCGGAAGGAGCTCCCCAGCCTTGCCTACGGGTTCAAGGGCTGCTCGGCGAAGTGGAAGCGCCAGCCGATGGACCGCTACCTGCGCACCTACCCGGCAGCCGTGGCGACCTGGGAGCGCGGCGCCAAGGTGGGCCGCCTCATCGGCATCGACGCCGGCGAGGCGCACCGGTCGGCGCCGCCGAACGACGCCCGCTACTGGTACGACCGGCCACTGGTGAACTGGGGGTGGGATCGCGAGATGTGCGAACGCGCGATCCGCGAGCACGGGTGGCCAGTGCCGCCAAAGAGCTCGTGCTTCTTCTGCCCGGCCATGCGCGTCTCCGAGATCCTCCAGCTGGGCGAGAAGCACCCGCAGCTGCTGCAGCGCGCGCTCGACCTCGAGGCCAACGCGGTGACCACCAGCGTCCAGGGACTGGGCCGCCGCTTCGCTTGGGCCGACGTGGTCAACCAGGACAGCAGGCAGGCAAGACTCCCCTTCGCCGACACCACGCCCGCGCCGCCCTGCGGCTGCTACGACGAGGCCAGCGATGAGTGATCCAGTGGACGAGACCGACACGTCTGGCTAGGATCCGCGAGCCGGGAGTCATCGCCCCGGCTGGGTTTCTCCTTTCGTGACATCGCTCTTTGCCCCCGCCGACCGGACCAGTCGACGGGGGTCCCTACCTTGCCGACCCCGCGCCGCAGACCGTCACAGGCAACCCCGCGCAAGTTGAACCGCAGCAGCGCAGGTGCCGCCGTCGCCGCCAACGATCCCCGCCTCGAGCGCGGCGTCGAGGTCTGGTTCGCCGGCAATCTCATCGCCGAGCGCCGGCGCCTGCTGCTCGTCGAAGGCTCCAACGTCACGCTGACCGTGGCTGACGATGCGCCCAACGACCAGGTGACCGTCACCGTGGCTTCATCAGGTGGTGGCGGTGGGGTGATCGACGGGACCTACGGCGACATCACCGTCAGCGGAGTCGGTACCGTTTGGGACGTCGCCGCTGGAGTGGTCACCACCACCGAACTCGGCGGCGACATCACGGCGGCCGGCAAGGCGATCCTCAACGATGCGAACGCCGCGGCGCAACTCGCGACGCTCGGCGCGCAGCCGCTCGACGCGACCCTGACTGCTCTGGCCGGGCTCGCGACCGGCGCGGACAAGCTCGCCTACTCGACCGGCACGGACACCTTCTCGCAGGCGACCCTGACAGCCGCCGGTCGAGCGATCCTCGACGATGCGACTGCCGCAGACCAACGCACAACGCTCGGGGCGCAAGCTCTCGATGCGACCTTGACCGCCCTCGCTGGCCTCGCAACCGGTGCGGATCAGATGCCGTACTCGACCGGCGTGGACACCTTCTCGCAGGTTGGCACAACCTCGTGGGGACGGGGGCTTCTGGGAGCGGCAAACGCGGAAGCGTCCCGCGTGCAACTAGAGCTGGATAAGGTCTACGACGACGCGCCCATCCAGGCCGTGACGATGCTGACGACCTACGAGGTGCTGTGCACCAAGTCGTTCAAGCTGAGTGCGGGCGACACGGTGGAGATCGAGGCCACGGGTACCATCCTCAATAACAGCGCGGCGAACCGCACCTACACGTTCCAGTTCGCCTGGGGTGGATTGACGCTCGAGGTCGTCGACGGTGCGGTGACCACGTTTCACGCGACGCAGCGAACGGCATTCCGGGTGCGGGCGGTCGCAGCCGTCAAGTCCAGTACCTCCTGCGCGGCCTTTGCCGAGACGCACCGAAGCGCCATGACGGCGGCCAATACTGGCGGCAGCGGTTCGTCGGCGACCTTCCGATTCGGGTGGGAGGTCAGCGCCTCGGACATTACCGGCACGCAAACCATGGAGCTGCGCGCCAAGTCGTCCGCCGCGACCGCGACCCAGACCCTGACAGTCCAGACGTGGCGCATCCGGCGCATGCCGCAGCGCCTGTAGCCCTTCGCTTCCGTGGCCGTTACGACCATGGAACCACCTCGCCATCAAACTCCCCGACCTCGACCTCGACCTCGTGAACCCAGACTAGACCAACGACTGCGAGTCTCCGACTCCGATGTGCGCGCCCTCCTATGCCTACGGGATTGCGGCTGGGGCATTCGGCGGCTTGCCAAGCACTTCGGCATCTCACTGGCGCAGACGCATCGCATCGCCACGGGCATGCTCAGGCAGCAGCCGTCGCGCGTGAACGTCGCCGTCGCCAAGCGCATCGTGCGCCTGCGCGCCCAGGGCGAGACCATCTCCGGCATCGCTCGTATGCTCAACCTGGGACGCTGGGTCGTCCGAAGGCTGCTCTCCAATGCCGAAGAAACGTAACAGGCGGAAGCCAGGCACAAGCCCGAACGTGGGGCGACCTCAAGGTCCGAGCGCTCGGCGCACGGCCGCCGTCGAGGAGAGCCTGCTCGACTGGGTGCGAGCCGGCAAGAGCACCCAGAGCTGGTGTGCGGCCAACCAATGGAACGAGAGCACCATCTGGCGATGGTCAGGTGAAGAGCCGTTTGGTCAAGCCTTCGCGCGCGCGCGTGCGATCGGTGCGCTGGCCATGATCTACCAGTGCCTCGACATCGCAGACGACACCTTGAGGGACGTCAACGTGACCGACGATGGTCGCGAGGTCCCGAACAGCGAGTTCATCAACCGCAGCCGGTTGCGCGTCGACACCCGCATGAAGCTGGCCGAGAAGTTCAACCCGGCCCTCCTGGGCGCGCGCACCGCACTGACCGGGCACGCTGATGCGCCGCCCGTGGTCGCGGCGCCGCCGAACGACCTCGCCGCGGTCAACGCCATCACCCGGATCTTCGCCGTGGCGCAGGCGCGCAAGGACGCAGCCGAGGCCGCTGCCGCCGAGGCCGAGGAGTGAACCTCGAGCAGGTGCGCGAGCTCTGGCCGTTCCTGACCGCGGAGGAGCGCGTGCAGGTGTGGGCCGAGGTCCAGAAGGACGGAGCACTCTGGCGGCCGTTCCCCGGCCCGCAGTCGCTCGCCTACGACTGCCAGGCGGATGTCATCGGCTACGGCGGTGCAGCTGGTGGCGGCAAGTCTGCGCTGATCGCCGGCTGGGCTCTCGAGAAGTCCGAGCGCATGCTGGTGCTGCGGTCCGACAAGGCGCAGACCGCCGGCGTGATCCAATACCTCGAGGAGGTGCTGGGCACCGACAAGGGGCTGAACCGCCAGATCGGCTTCTGGAACATTCCGAACAAGCTGCAGACCCTGGTCGAGTTCGGCGGCCTGAAGGATCCGGGCGCCCACAAGGTCTGGCAGGGCCGCGCGCACGACAAGGTCGCCGTCGACGAGGCGACCGAGTGTCGCGAATACCAGGTGCGGTTCGTGATCGGCTGGAACCGCAGCAGCAACCCCGCTCTCAAGCCGCAGACGCTGCTGACCTTCAACCCACCGATGGACGCGAAGGGCCGATGGATCATCGCCTTTTTCGCCCCGTGGTTGGACCGCAAGCATCCGCACCCTGCACTCCCTGGCGAGCTCCGCTGGTTCACCTCGCGCGACGACCAACCGGACTACGAGGTGCCCGATGGGCGCCCCTTTGTCTGGGGACCGGACAAGAGCCCGGTCTACCAGATCCCGCCGGGCACGCTGCCGGTGGACGTGATCCAGCCGCAGTCGCGGACGTTCTACCCCGCCAGGGTCACCGACAACCCGGTCTACATGGCGACCAACTACCTGAGCACCCTGCAGGCTCTCCAAGAGCCGATGCGCAGCAAGATGCTATACGGCGACTTCGATGCCGGCGTCGAAGACAGCGAGTGGCAGTGCATCCCGACAGCCTGGATCGAGGCTGCCATGGCCCGCTGGAAGAAGCCCGACGTGCTCGAGCCCATGGACTGCATGGGGGTCGACGTCGCCCGCGGCGGCAAGGACAGCACCGTGCTCGCCATGCGCCACGGCAACTGGTTCGACGAGCTCGTGGTGATCCCCGGCAAGGACTGCCGCGACGGGTTCCGAGTGCTCGCCGCCGTGGCCGAACACCTGCGCGACGATGCCATGGTCGCCATCGACGTGGTCGGCGTGGGTGCCTCGCCGTTCGATTTGCTGCGCGAGCGCAAGTATCGCACGATGGGCGTCGTCGCCGGCGCCACGGCGACCGGCAGCCCGCGCAAGGGACGCCTGCGGTTCTTCAACACCCGCTCCCAGCTGGTCTGGCAGTTCCGCGAGTTGCTCGACCCGGAGGCGAACAACGGGGTGGCGCTGCCGCCCGACCGTGCCCTGCTGGCCGACCTGTGCGCCTACTGGTGGCGACCGTCAGGCGATGCGATCCAGGTGGCCAGCCGCGAGGAGATCATCGACGAGATCGGCCGCAGCCCGGACCGGGCGACCGCGGTGATCCAGGCCGCGATCCCGACCGTGCCGTCCCGCGTGCTCGCCGAACGCAGGCTCGAGGCGCGGAAGCGTAAGGGACGCCGGACCTACAACCCGATCGAAGGGTTCTAGCGTTCCCCATTCCGACAGGCGCAGGGCCACGCTGCCAGCGTGGACATCAGACCCTCAACGCTGGCCGACATCCCGCGAGTGGTCGAGCTCGCCCTCGAGTATGCGCGTTCGGGACACCTCTCGGCGATCCTGCCGAGCGAAGAGGGACAGCCCGCCGGCTACTGGGACAAGCTCTGCACGCCCGCGTTCAAAGCGCTGGCCACAAGCAAGGACTCAGCGCTGCTGGTCGCCGAGATGGGCGACGGGCGCATCGTCGGGTTCCTCGCAGGCGTGCTGGCACCCTTCTGGTTCGCCGATGTCACGGTCGCGCAGGTGCTGGGCATCTACGTCACGCCAGGGTCGCTCTCGACGCGCGCCGGCTCGACGCTGATGGACGCCTGGCGCGCGCTCCCCGGAGTCGCGGCCTGCAAGATCCACGCGGCCAGTGCACCGCTGAGCTCCGATGGCGGCGATGGCTACGGCTCGGTGCTGCGGCATCGCAACTTCAAGGCGATCGAGACCATCTACATGCGCGGAGCCCAGAAGGCGCCGGCAGTGAGTTACTGATGGGTGGCATCTACTCAGCCATCGTCGGTTCCACCGTTGGCACGGCCGTGTCGGTCTACCAGGGCGAGCAGCAGCGCAAGGCTGCAACGCGCAACCTGCGCGACCAGAGAGCGGCGCAGGACCGCGCCCTCGCCTCGACGCTCGCGCAGGAGCGCCGCAGCGCCGAGGAGATCGCTCGAGCCAACCGCCGCGCGCCCGACATCGGCGCGCAGCTGGTGGGCGCGATGGAGATCGCCGCGATGGGCGGCAACCGCGCAACCCTGCTCCGCGGCACGCGACCGTCGGTCGATCCCGTGGCCATGCAACCGTCCGAAGGCACACTCCTGGGGCAGTGAATGGACCAGATCCAGCAACAGGTGAAGGGCGCCGGGCTACTGCGGCAGCAACGGCTGACGCAACTGCAGACCGAACTGCAGCCGTGGATCAACGACTGGGAGATGATCGGCCGTCGCCTCGCCCCACAGCACGGTCGCTGGCTGAATGATGCGAACCAGCGCAACAGGCCGCGCACCAGCGAGTCGATCGACGTCATCGACAACACGGGCACGATGGCCGTGCAGACGCTGCAGAACGGCATGATGAGCCTGGCCTTCTCGCCGGCCCGCCGCTTCTGGAAGGGCACCATCGCGGACAAGGACCTCGCCGAGTGGCAGCCGGTCTCCGAGCACCTCGCGATCATCGACGATGCCGTGGGCACCGTGCTCGCGATGAGCAACTTCTACCGGGTGACGCACGAGGGGTTCGCCCCGCTCGGCGTGTTCGGCATGAATGCCGTGCACCTGCGCCAGCACCCGAAGCGCGGCATGTGGCTCTACCCCTACGAGATCGGCGAATACTCAGTCGCCGGCAACGAGGAGAATGAGATCGACACCATCTACCGCCAGTTCGCGATGACGACGGTGCAGATAGTCGAGCAGTTCGGCTGGGCCGCGGTCAGCGACCGAGTGAAGACCTCGTGGAACCATGGCCACCTGGGCCACTGGCACACGGTCGTGCACGCGATCGAACCTCGAGCCCACCGCAAGCCGCAGAGCCTCGCCGCCCGCGACATGCCGTTCGCGTCGATCTACTGGGAGTTGAGCCAGTCGAAGACCGACGAGGTGCTGCGCGAGAGTGGCTATGAGGAGTTCCCCGTCGTGGTCCCGCGATGGTCCACGCGCTGCGGCGAGGTCTACGGCTACGGCGCCGGCACCTACGCAGTCGGCGACACGGGCGCGCTCAACCACCTGGGCTACCGCAGCTCGCAACTCGTCGACTTCGGCGTCGAGCCGCCCGTCCAGGGGCCTTCGGCACACTCGCAGGACGAGCCTTCCTTCCTGCCTGGCAGCCTCACGCACAACGAGCAGCCCGGCACGCAGCCATTCAAGCCGGTGTGGCAGCCGACGCTCTCGCTCGGCGAGCTCAACGTCGAGCGCATGGACACCCGGCAGCGCATCAACCGGGCGTTCTTCGTGGACATGTTCCTGATGCTCTCCAACATCAGCGACACCACGCAGCGCACCGCCGCCGAGGTCGCCAAACGCGCCGAGGAGCAGCTCGTGCAGGCCGGCCCGGTGGTCTCGAGGATCAACCGCGAGTACGGCGAGCCGGTGCTGAAGTTCGCGTTCCGCGTGGCGCAGCAGATGGGTCTGATCCCGCCGCCGCCCGAGGAGCTGCAGGGCCAGCGCTGGGAGATCGAGTTCGACTCGGTCTTCGTCCAGGCGCAGAAGTTGATCGGCACCGCGAACAACGACCGGTTCATGGCGAGCATCGGCCCGGTGCTGGCCTACGACCAGACGCAGGTCGACGTGCTCGACGGCGAAGCGATCATCCGCGACTACGCGTCGCGCTACTCAATCCGCCCCAAGAACCTGCGCAGCCCGAAGAAGGTCGCCGAGCGCCAACAGTCGCGCGCCGCGGCGATGGCAGCGAAGGAGCAATCCGCGATCCTGGCCGAGCAGGCCGGCGCCGCATCGAACCTCGCTGGTGCCGCCGCAACGGGCGGCGCACCGGCAGATCAACTGTCCCAGCTGGTTGGCTACAACTCGCCGCCGGCGCAATCCTACTGAGGCCCAACCATGGCAGTCACCGCAGTCACTACCACCCAGCCCCCGCGCATGAAGTCGAAGGTCCACATTTGGACTGCGATGGCAGGCGCCACGACGAACACCGGCGAGCCGGTTGACGTGCTGGGCTACTCGAGCCTGCTCTTCGGCGTCCAATACATCAGCGGCGGCACCACCACCGTCGGACTGCAGGGGTCGCACGACTCCACGTTCACGAACCCATTCTGGCTGACGGCACCGACTGTCCCGACCGTTTCGGCTCCTGCAGCGATCGTGATTCAGAGTCCGCCGCGCTACGTGCGCCCGGCAATGGTCGGCGTGACGGCAGCGAGCTACACCGCTTCCATCATTGCGCGCTGAGCTGATGCGCCACCTCCTCCTCGTGCTCCTCGCCGCGTTCGCCGCGGCGCAGGAGTCTCTCGTCGTCGCCAACTACGCCACCCAGGCCCAGCGAGGCTGGGTGTTCGTGGCCACGCCCGAGGTCGCCAAGCACGCCACCGGCTGGCTCAAGACGGACGAGGGGCAGTTCTCGCCATACGTGCGCGAGACCGGTGGGGTGCGCGTCTGGACATCCCTGCCGGCCGGCGGCATGGCCAAGCTCTTGTGGATCGACAAGCCCCGCGAGTCCCCAGGCTTCGCGTGGCACCCGGTCGTCGAAGTGAACGCGATGCGCTTGTTGCCCTACTGGACGCTCGGCGACGAGCGATCCCAGCCGGCGGCCCTGCGCGTCACCTACGCCAGCGATGCAGTCCTGCGCGTGCACCTGCGCACCGTGTTCGCCACGCGTCGGGTCTCGATCGACTGCTGGCTGACCGTCACCAGTGGCGAGCCCAACATCGAGCTCGTGCAGTCGGCGACCTACGGCGACACCCGCAACGATGGGCAGCCGCAGTCGGTGATCCTCCCCGAGCTCCGCACATGGTGCGACGGCGGCCGGATCGTCGACGACGAGTGGAGCCGCCACGGTCTCGGCTTGGCTACCTGGACGCCTGGCGCGATCTGGTATCAGCCCACCGTGCTGGCCGGCACTCGATGGCATAGGTCCTCGAGATTCGTCCTTCGCGGCGCGATCATGGCCGCCAACGACCCTGCCCGCCTCGAGGGTCGCCCCCTGGTCGGCATGTCGCTCGGCTGGCAGGGCAAGTGGGGTCCCTTCGGTGTCGTGCCGGCCGCCAACACCGACATGCTGCAGCAGGTGGGCCGCCAGAAGCAGGCGTGGTTCGCGCGCCCCAACGGCTCCTACGCGCAGCTGCGGCCTGAGTGCCAGGGGTTCGCCTCGAGCACCGGCGAGAACCAGGGCTTCGGCTGGGCGTCGCACCATGCCGTCAGCACCGGCGAGCCGTGGCCGATCCTCGACCTGCTCTGGCAGGTGGAGGCGTATGCGATCAGGCCGACCGGCAACCGCGAGCCCGATGGCAGCCCCATGCAGGCGATCGCGCACCCGTCTGCCAGGACGATGAACCAGAGGCCCGACCTGAACCTGGGTCCCTCTGACCGTCTCGGCTGGCCCGGCATCAACGGCATCGCCTGGATCCCGGCGCCGACCTCGGTCGCCTACGCCACCGAAGACGACGAGCACCGGGCACCGGTCGAGCTCGCAGCTGCCGCGGCACTGACGCGCGATCCGCTGGTCGAGCAGATCATCGACGACCTGATCCAGTTGGACGCGACCGACGTCTACGTGCGCGAGCACCGCGTCCCTTCCGCCCGGTCGATCGGCCGCACTGCGCTCGCCTGTTCCTGGTGGGTCTGGCTTGGCCACCGCGAGGCGGAGCCCATCCTGCGCGCTCGCCTCGACGATGCGCTCACGCTGCGCGCCGCGAGCTGGCAGGGCGCCCCGGTCGCCACGATCGGCCCGCCCGACCAGGCGAAGTATGGGTGGTTCATCGGCGGCACCCAGACCCCGGTGATGGGCTGGCAGCCGTGGCAGCAGGTGATCGCCGCCGGCGGCCTGCGTGCAGCCGGGTTCGTGCTGAACGAGCAGCGCTACGTGCTCGCCGGCCAGGAGCTCGCCACCATGGTGCTCAACGAGGCATACAGGGTGCAGGCAGGCAAGTTGAAGCACGCCTACGCGATCGCCTACCAAGCAGGCCAACCGCTGGCCGATGACCGCTGGCCGATCACTGGCGACCTGCGCGAGATCTACAACGACTACGTCTACGCGATCCCCGACACGGACACCTGGACGGTCGGCGCCGCGCTGATCGCACCGACGCATCCTCGAGCCGAGGTCGTGCGTTCGTCGACGCCCATCCGCACGGGCATGAACGCTCGCTGGCGCGCTTTGCGCTGATAGGATCCCGCGCGCCTGGTTGTGCATGCCAGGCGTCGGAAGCGAAGTGCGCCGCCCTCGGCTCGTCGTCGAGGGTGGCATTTACCGCGCCGCCCGTTCCTGAATCCGCCAGCCCCCGTGTGAGGCTGCAGGCGTGTTCAGTGACCCGCAAGCCATCGCCGAGGACCGCCACAACCGCAAGGTCGCAGACCGCGCGGGGCAGTTGGCCGACCGGCAGGAAGACGCAGACCTGCGTGAGCTGATCGCTCACGAGTGGGGTCGCCGCCTGCTTTGGACCCTCGGCCGCGCCGCTCGCGCGACGCCAGCCACGATCGCTGACACCACGAACGTGCACGAGACCTTCTTGCGTCTCGGCCGCGCCTCCGAGGCGTGGCGGCTCCTGCAACGCACGCTCGCGATCTCTCCGCAGACCTACGCGCAGATGGCGCAGGACGCAGCGAACCATGACCGAACCCTCCTCGACCGTGCCCGCAACGAACTCGCCCTCGACGCAGCCAACGGCTAACCCCGTTGCCGCGCCGGTGGCAGTCCCTGGTATTCAGCCGACGCAGTCCGCGCCGGCGCCAGGTTCGCAGCCCCAGCCTGTGACGACGCCGGCGGTGGAGCCGGTCGCGCCAGTCCCTGCAACCGCATACGCGCTGAAGATCCCCGAGGGCACCGCCCTCGACGCATCTGTGGTCGCGGCATTCGGAACGCAGGCGCATGGCGCGGGGGTCACGCAGGAGGCAGCGCAGAAGATGCTCGAGGCACTGGCGCCGATCGTGGCCCAGTCCGAGACATCGAAGCATCAGGGCACTGTCCAGCGATGGCAGCAGCAGGCCGCAGCCGATCCGAGATTCGGCGGCACGGCCAAGGCTGCTGAGGTCGCCGCAAGTGTGGACATGGCCCTCGAGCGCGCCGGCACGCCGGCTCTGCGCGAGCTGCTCACCAAGAGCGGGCTGATTGAAGAGCCCGATCTCCGCTACCTGCTTGCGCAGACCGGCCTGGCCTTCCGGCCAGACGGTGCACCTGTGCGGGGCACGCCAACCGAGGGGAAGCCCACTCGGTTCCAAGGCGTGATGACCCCCGAGGCTGCGGCCAAGCAGATGCCATACACCTCAATGAGGAAGTGAGTCTGCAGTGACCGATTACACACACAGTTGGCCGACGTTGCTGGACACGGTCCAGATGTTCGGCAAAGACGGCAAGCTCATGCCGTGCGCCGAGACGCTCACTCGCGAAAACGAGTGGCTCGACTTCATGCCCTGGGTCGAGGCGTCGGACTGGAACGTCCACGCCTACAACAGCATGACCGGGCTGCCGACGACCTACATCAAAAAGGCGAACCGCGGCGTGGTCCCGAGCCTTGGCACCGAGGCGCGTCAGATGGACCCGTTGGCGGTCCTGACGTCGCTCTCGCAGATCCACGACGAAGTGCTGAAGCAGTCGCCCAATCCCGAGGCGGCGCGCTACCGGCACGACAAGAAGCACATGATCGCGCTCGGCAACGAGCATGGTAGATATCTGATCTACGGCGATCCAGGCAACCAGTCGGGTGAAGTGCTCGGTCTGACCCAGCGCTACAACGACCCGGCTGCCGGCAACAGCGACAACCTGCTGACCTGCGGCGGCACCGGCGCGGACAACACGTCCATCTGGCTGCTCGCTGTCTCGCCCGACACGATCGCGTGCCCCTACGCGCGTGGTTCGATGGGCGGCCTCGAGGTCGAGGACCTGGGTCGCCAGCTGGTGCCCACATCGGCGATCACGTCGGCCGGTCCGCCCGAGCAGCTCGTGGCCTGGACAACCGAGTTCAACTTGCGGCACGGGCTCGCAGTCATGGATTGGCGATACGCCAGCCGCGCCTGCAACCTGTCGCTCTCGGAGCTCAAGTTCCAGTCGGGTGGGCAGAACCTCGACTCGCCAACGCACATCTTCCGCGTGATGTCGCGCATGCAGGACCGCATCCCCGGCAGCGGTGCGGGCACCCAGATGTTCTACCTCGCTGGTCGTGGCGCTCTCAGCTACCTGAAGCTGCACGCCATGGACAAGAGCCAGAACGTGCTCTCGGTGCAGGACGGTCTGAACCAGTTCGGCATGCCGCGCCAGGAAGTCCGCTTCCAGGGCATCCGCGTCTTGCGCGCCGACGCACTCAACATCGACGAGGCTCTCGTCGCCGGAGTCACCCTGTGACCTGACCAGCCGCCGCCCTAGCGGGCGGCGAGCGGTCTCACCTTCAACTACCAGAGGACAGACACATGAAAGATAATCTCATGGTGCTCGCCGACGCACAGGCGATCACTGCAGCCGGGAACGGCACTGGATACGGTGCAATGGAGCACGCCTTCAACCTCGGCGACGCGCGAGACTTCGCCAACGGCATCGACGAACTGACCTGCGTCATCACCATCAAGACACAGTTCACCACCACGAATCCCGACGACAGCATCCAGTTCGATTGCATTTCCGCTGCGACTGCCTACACGCAGACGACAGGCGCGACGACGATCGGCAGCCAGGAGTCCCTAACGAAGCACGGCACCTCGAGTCGCTTCTTGGCCCTCGACTTGACTCCGGGCACGCAGATCGAGCTGAAGCTCTCTCCGATCACGGCCAAGCGAATCCTGGGCACCTACCTCCCAGAAGGTCAGGGGGTTGCCCCGACGCAGTGGGTGTGTGGCTCCTTCAACGTGCGAACGGTGCTCCTGGCACTGATCGCACCGACCGGCGGCACCTTCGACTGCGAAGTGACCACCGAACGGGTGCGCGGGCAGAAGTACTACGACCAGGCTCGCAGCGTCGGCTGATACTGACCACCATGGCAAAGCAACGCACAGTCGGAATCCTCCTCGTCGACTACTTCGACAACTATCGCCTGCACCTGAAGGGCCAGGCGATGGTGTGGGAGGGTCCGCCGCTCGGCAAGGTGCGACCACCTCGCAACCCTGTCGAGCGCGCCATGTGCGATGCCGCCACTGCTGAGTTCGGCTTCGGGACGGACGACGAGCAGGAACCAGTGCAACAGACCACCGGGCAGAGCTTGGGCTACGAAGCCAGGCCGAAGCCCAGGGTGCGCCGTACTCCAAAGAGCGCGGACGCACCGAGCTGATTCGAGCACGCGAGGCTCGAGTGAGGGGCGGCCGGCTCGTCGTGAGGCGTGCCGGCCGTTTTAACTTGGTGGACCATGGACCCGATCACACGCAACCAGGACCTCTACCTCCGCTCCCGCGACGTCCCCGTGATCGTGGAGTCGCAGATCGAGCAGCCATGGCCATACACCGGCGGCGCCTGGGTCACTGACGCGCAGACCGGGTTCGACGGCACTGAGTCCAACGCGTTCGACTGCGACATCTTCACCGGGTTCGTGCCGAAGACGCTCGACCAGCAATTGATGGCAGGCGGGCCGATCACCACGACCACGCTGGCGTGGCCGGCTCGGCTGCAGGCCGTGCACATGAACCTGATCCCTCGAGGGGTCAACCGTGGCAAGGCCATGCTCTGGCCGGGCGCGGTTGTGTTCGGCACGCTCGGCGGCGCGTGGCGCAACGGCAAGGAGTGGAGCTTCCAGCCCTGGTCGATCGTGGACCCGACCGTCGCCCCGATGACCGCGCAGCACTTCCTGCTGCCGCTGGCCGAGCGCGAGCGCAACGGCCCGGCATCAGTCACGCCGGTGGTCGGCTCGCAGTGGTTCTCGACTGGCGCCCCGCACGGGTTCGCAACCGGCGACCGCGCGTGCGTGAGCACCAGCGGCACCATGCCGGCACCGTTCACCGTCGACACCAACTACTACGTCGAGGTGCTGACCGCGACGACCTTCCGCCTGCAGCCGCAGACCTACGATGCCGATCTGATCCTGCAGCCGACCGGCGTGCCGGTGGTCATGGTCAACGCGGGCACGGGCACGATCAGGGTGACGAAGGATTTCCTGCACACGCTCTTCTGCGCCGGGCAGGCGTGGAACCATCGCGGCCACCTCGTGGTCGCCGGCGGCACCCGCTACGAGATCAGCCGGCAGTGGCGCCACAACACCTACTCGCACACCTGGGTCTGGGATCCGACCGCGACTGCCGACCTGTGCTACACGGCCGGCGGCACAAACCCTGGCGCCACGCCCAGCGGCGCAGTCGGTCCGTTCGCCAACCTCGAGCGCGTGGACATGGGCAAGGTGTCCGGCTCGCCGACGCACTACGAGAGTGGTTACGGCCGTTGGATCCAGGGTCCCGACCTGACCGTGGCGCGCTACTACCCGACGCTGGTGATGACCGCGCCCATGACGGCAGGGCACGGCGTGCACATCGGTCGCACCTGCGGCCTCGTGGTGGGCGGCGACGACAACCCTAGCGACAACGACCCCATCGGCCAGATCAACGGCACCTACGAGTCGCTGGTCCAGAACGCCGCGCCGACCTACGCCAGCCCAGGCAGCGCGAGCAACCACGGTCTGATCAAGGAGGACGACGGCGGAGTCTTCAGCTGGCCCGGTCCCAGCGACTGGAACGCGACCACGAACCCGTGGCCGGACGGCAACCCGTTCGAAGACGGGCTGTTCTTCTTCCCGCACATGCACCTGCTCTCGAGCGGGAAGCTCTTCATGGCGGCTTTTACGCATCGGTCGGCCACGCTCGACCACGATGCGAACCCTGGCACCTGGACGCTGACCGAAGGGCACGACGATCGCCCTGGCCTCATCAACGCGTTTCGCTACTACCCGTCCAGCACCCATGTGATCCTCGACGGCACCGACGTCGTGCTGCGCATGGGTGGCGGCCAGACCCCGGTGCTGCAGACCCCGGTGCTGCCGACCCTGACCATCGCCACGGTGGTCGGCGACACCATCTTCGGCACCGCTGGGCACTCGTTCACGGTTGCCTACCCGGTGACGGTCACGAACGTCGGCGGTGCGCCGCCTGGCACTCTCACGGTCGCGACGACCTACTTCGTCATTCCGGTCGATGCTTCGTCGCTGAAGCTCGCAGCGACCGCGGCAGACGCGATCGATGGCATCGCGATCACGCCAGGCGGAGTGGGCAGCGGGTCGAATCGCATCTGTGCAGACACGATCACCAACTACGGGCGATCAGTGTTCGCCCCGCTCCTGGGTGGCTACCGACCGACTGCGTGGCCCGAGCTCCTGCTCGACACGCGCACCGTCGACCAGATCACGCCTGCCGTGGCGGCATCGCAGTGGACCGTTGGCCCGGCGATGAACCGCGCGCGCTCGCTGCAGAACGTCGTCTGGCTCGCCGATGGCGGCCAGATGGCCATCGGCGGGGTGAACGTCGACGACGCCGTGGCCGCGAACGTGCCGCCGGCGATTCACCCTCTGCTGATGCCGATGGCGGCAGTCGGTGGCGGGCACATGCACGAACCCGATACCGGAGAGGTGGAGAACGGCTTCGTCTACCACCTGACCTGCGAGCTGCTGCGCTGGCGCGGCACCCGCTGGGAGGCGCTCGACTGGGCGTCGGCCGCAAGCCGCCGCGACTACCACAGCACCGCCCTGCTGCTGCCCGACGCTCGAGTCCTGGTCGCCGGCGGCGAAGGCCGCGCGATCGACTTCGAACTGTTCGAACCGCCCTACCTGAAGCCCTCGACCGACCACCCGGACATCGAGGTCACCCGGCCGACGACCGTCCAGCTGGACGTGGCGCTCTCCGACTCGACCTACCCGGTCGCCTACGCCAACACCTACCAGGTGACCTGCGCCGCCCTGCCGGCTGGCCAACGAATCGAGCGCGTGACCCTGGTGACCCCAGGCAGCGCCACGCACCACCGCGACTGGTCGCAGCAGTTCTACGACCTCACGGTGGTCGCCACCAATGACCCGTCGGAGGTCACCGTGACCATGCCGCCGAACGCGAAGCACATCCGTCCCGGCTACGCGATGCTCTTCGCGATCACCAACCTGGGCGTGCCCAGCGAAGCAGTCTGGATCCTCCTGCCATGACCACGAACGCCAACCTCTGCCCGTCGACCGTCGACCTGTTCTTCGCGCGGAACGACACCCGGCCGTGGACCTACACGATCCGCAACGCCGATGGCACGCCGCTGGACATCACGGGCTGGGCGTTCCACCTGCTGGTGGACGAACTGCAGGACCCTCCCGATGCCTCGACGCAGGTGGGCGACGTGGTGGGCGTGGTGGTCGATGGAACTTCCGGGCAGGTGGAGTTCGCGTTCTCGCCGTCGCTGGCCGCGATCGACGCCGGCATCTACTGGTGGGACCTGGTCGCCGTGCTGCCGTCGCCGACCACGGCCACGCTCGCACATGGATCGATCACTTGGCTGGACGAGCCATGCCACTGCCTGCCGCTGACTGACGTGGACCTGTGCAACATGGCGCTCGGCTTCATCGGCCATGGGCAGAGCATCGCCTCGCTGTTCCCGGCTGACCCGTCGCAGGCCGCACAGCTGTGCTCGACCTACTACGAGACCGCGGTGTCGGCGGTGCTCGAGATGCACGGCTGGACGTTCGCCACCCGGCACGTCGCCCTGACTGCCCTGACCAGCGAGCGCGAGGAGTGGCCCTACGCCTACGAGGTGCCAGACCGACTGCTGCGGGTGCTGCAGATCCTGCCAGCTGGCGCGCAGCAGGACGTCGTCGACCTCAGCATCGCCGGCCAGGACTACACCATCGAGCAGATGCCAGAGGCGGAACACGGCACCACCGAGCACACGCACTCGCACGGCGCCACGCACCGGATGCTCTACTCCAAGGTGCCTGACGCGCGGCTGCGCTACATCGAGGAGTGCGACGACGCGCGCATCTTCCCGCCGCTGTTCCGGCTCGCGGTCGCCTACCACCTCGCGTCGATCGTCGGCCCGACGCTGCTCGGCGGCAGCGATGCCGCGGCAGCGACCGGCGAGAAGATGGCGCGCATGTTCTCGGCCTACCTCGCGCAGGCGCAGAAGCACGACACCCGCAACCGCCGCGTCAAGCCGACCTACACGCCTGGCCCGGTCAAGGCTCGGAGGTACTGATGCCGAGCACTCGCACCTTCATCCGATCGTGGCACGGTGGCGTGATCTCGCCGCAGATGACAGGCCGCATCGACGCCAACCAATACCAGGCGGGCGCCGAGGACATCGACAACTGGGCGGTGCTGCCAACCGGGGTCCTGCGCCGGCGCCCCGGCCTGGAGGACATGGGTGCGGCCAAGGGCACCAAGGTCGCGCTGATCGAGTTCGACGCCGGCCCAGGCGACGCCTACGTGGTCGAGCTCGGCAACCTCTACGCCCGCTTCTGGCGCAACGGGGAGCGCATCGTGGTCGTCGGCCGGGCGTTCCAAGCCAGTGGCCCGGCCACGGTGATCGTCGGCACCACGGTCACGCAGAACACGCCAGCGCACACTCACCTCGAGGGCGACATCGTGCGCTGGACGACCACCGGCACGCTGCCGGCACCGCTGGTGGCGGGCACCAACTACTACGTGCGCAACGTCGTGGCGGGCACGACCTACGAGCTCAGTCTGACCCCGACCGGGCCGATCATCTCGTTCACGTCGGTGGGCGCCCCGACCAACACCGTGCACCGCGTCTACCAGCTCGGCGCCGTCGTGCGTCAGAGCAGCGTCGACTACTACTGCCTCGTCCAGAACGCGAGCACGCCGCCTCCGAGCCTTGGGGTCTGGTATCCGCTGGCCGACGCCGGCGGCGGCAGCAGCATCTACGAGATCCAGACCCCCTACACGCCGGCGCAGCTGCTGGACCTGAACCACGACCAGGTCAACGACATCACGACCATCGCGCACGTCGACCAGCAGCCGCGCGAACTGCGCCGCTACGACGACACCTTCTGGACGTTGGTTGCCATGCAGGCCGAGGCGTCGCTGCTGGCCCCCAGCGGCCTCGCGGCGAAGATCGTGCGCGGCACTCGAGAGCCGTGCACATCGATCACCATCGCCAACCCTGCCGTGCTGACGTTCGCCGCCGCGCACCGGTTCGGGGTGAACGACGGGGTCTACGTCAGTGGCTTCACCTTCACCCCGGCCACAACAGTGCTGAAGGATGGGTTCTACCAAGTCAACTACATACCTATCACGACGACGCTGCAGCTGCGCACCTACGACAACACGGTGGTGAGCACGCTGGGTCTGGTCAGTTCAACCACGGGCACGCTGCAGTATTGGCCACGCGAGGCCGAGGCCACGGCGGAATACGTCATCACCACGATCAGCCCAGACGGCAGTGAGTCAGAGCCATCGGCCACGCTGTCGGTCTTCAACCGGCTGGACGCAGAGGGGGCGCGCAACATCCTGACGTGGGACGACGTCGCAGGGGCGCTGCGGTTCATCCTCTACCGCCGCCGCGACGGCATCTTCGCCTACCTTGGCGAGGTCGATGGCAAGACCGCAGCGCCCTCGTCGACGGTCGCCTTCACGCTGTCGGCAGCGGGCAGCACCGTCAACTGGACCGCGCATCCGCTGAAGGACGGGCAACCCTTCCGGCTGACCCCGGCACTCGGCGGCAGCCTGCCGACAGCCACGTCGGCAGGCAACCTGCTGTCGACGACCACCTACTACGTGCGCAACACGGGCACCAACAGCTTCTATTTCGCGCTCGATCCAGACGGTGCGATCATCACAGGTGGCGTGGCCGGCGTCGGCACGAGCACGGCATCCGGTCGCCGGTGGTTTCAAGACGATGCGATCACGCCCGAGGGCAGGACTCCGCCGCTGCGCGACGACGACGACCTCGTCACGGTCGGCAACTACCCCGGCGCCGTGGGCCACTACCAGCAGCGCCGCTTCTTCGCCGGCAGCACCAACGATCCGCAGCGGTTCCTGGCGAGCAACAGCTCGACCGAGTCGGCCTTCTCCTACCACCTGCCGGCCCTATCCACCGACCGGCTCGACTGGGATGTGGCGGTGCGCCGTCGCGCCGAGATCCGCCACCTGATCCCGCTGCAGGATCTGCTCGCCCTGACGTCGTCGAGCGAGGTCCGCATTCGCCCGGTCGGCTCCGATGTGCTCGGCCCCAGCACGATCGACAGCGCAGCGCAGACGCACGTCGGCTGCTCGCGCGTGCGGCCTCTGCTGTCGCAGGCGTCGGTCCTGTTCGTCAGCGACCGCGAGCAGCACATCGTCGCTCTCGGCTATGCGGTGACCGCGCAGGGCTACCTGGTTGACGACACGAGCCTCCGCGCCTCCCACCTGTTCGATGGCTACGACATCCTCGACAGCGCGCAGCTGAAGGCGCCCTACCCGATCGACCTGTGGCTCCGCAGCGACGGGGTCATCCTCGCCTGCACGTCGGTGCCGAGCGAGCAGGTGACTGCGTGGTGGACGATCACCACGGACGGCACCGTCGAGGCGATCGCGGTCGAGCGCGACGGGCGGCAGGACCGGCTCGTGGCGGCCGTTCGCCGGGAGGTCGATGGCGTCGAGGTGCTGCGGCTCGAGCGACTCAGCGAGTGGACGTCGGTGCTCGAGGACTGGGTCGGCTCGGACGCCGGCATCGTGGTCGCCCCGGCCGGCTCGGCAGTCATCAACGACCTCGGCCACCTCGAGGGTCTGCAGGTGCAGGTGGTCGCCGATGGGCGCGTGCACCCACCTCGGACCGTCACTGGTGGGCAGATCGTGCTGCAGAGCGACACCTACGAGCGCGTGGTCATCGGCCGCGGCTACACCTCCAGGGTCGAGACGCTGCCGCTCTCGCTGCAGTTCGAAGCCTACGCCCAGGGTCGCACCATGAACGTCATCGACGCCACGCTGCGGGTGGTCGAGACCTCGGCGAACATGGAAGTGGGAGCCATCACCGGCGCCGCGCGCCTGCTCTGGCCACAAGGCCCAGGAGCGCAGCGCACCGAGGATGCCCGCCTGACCGTCCCAGGGCTCTGGCAGAAGGGCGGGCGCATCTACATCGAGGCGGACGACCCGCTGCCAGCTACGCTGGTGGCAATGACCCTGCATGTAGCCATCGGAGACTGACATGGGCGCACCTTTCGACTTCGGAATGATGCAGGAGCCGAACCACCCGGACGCGATGCCACGCTCGCAGCCGGTGTTCGGTCCGGCTCCTGCCAGCGGATCGCGCTACCGGGACATCTGGGGGCCGCAGACGCAGAGCTCCCCCCTGTCGTCGATGCCAGCACCGACCGGGCAGTCCCCGTCGATGGTCGGCAGCGGCGCCGAGTCTGCTGGCACCATGGGCTCAGTCGGCAACGCCATGGCCGCGGCCGGGTTGGCGATGAAGACGGTCGGCGCCTACTACGACGCGCTCGCCGCCCAGAACCAGATCGAGAGCCAGGCCTTGAACCTCGACATGCGCTCGCGGTTCGGGCTGATCAACGCCCGCGCCGCCGAGGCCGATGCGACCTACATCATGCAGGCCGCCGCTCGACAAGCGCTCGGCATCGGCATGCGCCGCGCCGGCGAACGCGCCGACCTCGTCGCCTCGATCGGAGCTCGCGGCGGCTCGGCCGGCACCGGCAGCGCCGCCGAGGTGGTCGCCACCTACGACTACGGCACGCTTCTCGAGAAGTACACGCTCGACGCCAACGCGATCAGGCAGCGCGAGGCAGCGCGGCTGCAGGCAGTCAACCTGCGCGGCCAGGCGGACATGGATGCCGTCAACGCCGCGAACATGCGCCGCATGGGCAAGACCATCAACCCCTGGATCTCCGCTGGCACCGCCCTCATCGGTGGGTCCGGCCCCGTCATCCGCAACTGGCAATGATCCCCAACCCCGCAGCGCAGAGCATCCCGAACCTGCAAGGCCCGACCCCGCAGGCGCAGGCACCCATGGGCACGATCGGGCAGGACCCGCAGCGCGGCCAGATCTCCGAGGCGGGGGATGCCGTTGGCTACTCTGGTGCCAACCTGCAGGTCGAGTCCCGACGCAGGCAGTACGAGGCCGAGCGAATGCGGTTCGAGGCGGAGAGGCTGCAGGACAAGCTGGACAACAGCGATGCCCGGTCCGGGCTGACCCAGTTGGGGTTCACCCAGTCGCAACTGCTCGTCGACCCCAATGACGGGTTCCTTTGGACCGCTGGCCGCAACGCGCTCGAGCGCCGGCCGCAGGTGCTCGGAGCCTTCGGCGAACGCATCCAGGCGATCGAGGGCCAACTGCAGACCCAACGGGCCAAGCAGGTGTTCCGCCAGGGAGCCGAGCTCCGGGCCTTGGAGCTGATGCAGCGCGTCGACGCGCACGCCGGCCGGGCGGCGAACGAGTTCGCGGACGAGGCCGACCAGAACGAACTCGACCAGGCATCTCAGGAGGCGATCGACGCCCACGGGCTGCCCGGCATCGACGGGGTGCTGAACAGCACCTACCGGGTGCGGAAGGACATCGCGCTCGGCGCCTTCGACCGGCTGGCCGAACGCAAGGGGCTGCGGATGAGCGATCCGAACTACCGCTCCCTCCGCTTCGCTGTCACCGGCCGCATCGCCGCCGGCGTGGTCGATCGGCTCGCCGAGAAGGACCCGTTCGCGGCCCAGGACTACGTCGACAGCCTGCGCGATATCGATGTGTCGCCCGGCATGCGCGCCAAGATGCAGGAGAAGGTGACCGACCAAGGCGACCAGCGTCTCGGCGTCGTCGCCGCCGGCGAGATGCTGCGCCAGTTCAACGACCCCGACGTGGCCGCCGCCTCCCTGTTCCAAGCCTACAGTGCCCCAGGATCGCCGATCTCGGAGCGGACCTACAGCCGCGCCCAGAAGGAGATCGCCCAGCAGGCCGAGGGCGTGCGCCGCCAGAAGGCGGCTGCCGAGACCCAGGCGATGGAGATAGCGAAGCGCTGGCTGATCGGCAACCCCACGGCGGGCTGGGACGATCTGCCGGTCGAGTACAAGGGGCCGGTCGAGAAGTCGTTCCAGCGGGACAATCTCATCGAATGGCTCAAGGACGACAAGCGGGTGGCAACCAACCCGGCAGCCTACGCCGCGTTGCAGTCGATGCCGGACGCCTACTGGCGCAACGTGACCGACGAGGAGCTGCAGCGCGACTGGGCCGGCCAGATCGCACCCGAGGACATGAAGGGGGTGCGCGCGCAGTCGGCAGTCGCCAAGGGCTCGCAGGACCCTGGGGCGAAGGACGTCGTCGACGCAAAGGACCTGGACCGCATCGCCGCGTTCGACGGTCTGATCTTCGACAACCCCGATCTCCCCAAGCAGCCGCCTGGCCAGGAGCTGATCTTCCTGAAGTTCCAGGCGCGGACCGACGAGCTGGTCAAGGTCTACGCCGACGAGAAGGACCCGAAGCGGCGCCGCGAACTGGCCCGGCAGGCCGCGCTGCGCGAGAAGGACTCCGCGGGCAACTTCGTCTGGAACAAGAAGCCCGAGGAGCGCGCCGCGGCCACGTTCGAAAGCGGCGGCGAGAACTTCGTCCCGGCCAATGTCGTGAAGGGCTCGACCTACAACGAGGTGCACGAAGCCTACGCCCAGATGGCCGAGGAGCAGGGCATCCCATCGGTCGCGAACCCAGCGCTGCGGCGCCTGTTCACCCTGCGCGAGCAACGAAACCAAGACCTCTTGCCTGGAGCCCTCCAGTCTGCCGTCGAGAAGCAGATGCGCGTGGCCATGGCCGGCAGCATAAACGAGTTCGACCTCGCGAAGCGCATCGTCGAGAACAAGGCGAAGCGAGCCGCCGAGCGCGAGGCCGATCGCCGGCTCTACCCCGGCACCGTCTCGTGGCTCACGCTGCAGCGACACGGGCTGATCAAGGACAGCCAGTCGGCCGAGGACGATATCACCGCGGGCACGGTGCCCGCCTATGCCGACGACATCGTCACGCGGCATCGGCGGGATCGGGACCAGGGGGTGGCAGCCAGCAACTCAGGCGGGCTCTCACTCGCGGCTGGCAAGCGCATGGAAGAGCTCGCCGGCAAGACTGTCGGCCCGATCGTCCCCGGCCACTTCTCGGTGCCGCGTGTCGGCCAGACTGAGACGCAGTCGGTCGTGGGCATTATGAGTGCCAGGGAGCGCGACGAAGCCATCCAGCGGCTGGAGGCTCTCACCTTCTCGAAATACGACGACGTCGCCGCCCAGAACCTCGAGCGTGACCTGCAGCAGGTGCTGGCCAACGGTGGCCGCGACCACGACCCTGCGGTGCGCTTCCTGCGCGCGCGGACTGCGTTTGCAGCCAAGTCGGTGGTGCCTTCCAATCAGCAGCGCATCATCGCGGAGAGAGCATGGGAGGCGTGGCTGCAGGATGGTGGCGAGTACTGGGAGGAGTGGGAGCAAAGCGGCAAGCCCAAGGCGAGCATGCCACTGGAAGGCACCTGGGAGCAGCATGTGCAGTTCCGCGCCAAGGTCGCGCAGTGGGGCGTGGGCAAGTAAGTTGAGCGGGTGATCGACGACTCGCTGCAGCCGCTCTCGCCAGAACCAACGCAGGACCCGCAACCGGTGGCAACGCCGGCACCGGCTGTGCCCTTGTGGGAGCAGGTCAAACAGGCGCACGCGCAGAAGGTGCAGGCCGAGTTCGACCGGCAGTTCAACCCGACCCCGAAGGACCTCGAGCAGAGCATGCTCGCGTCCGTCCGTGGCGCGGCGAGCCTCGACCCGACGCTGATCTCCACGATTCGCGAGTATGCGAAGGCGGCCGGCGTGTCGCCGATCGGTGCCGAGAACGACGTCGCGGTGCTCAAGTCGATGGCGCGCGAGCGCCAACTCGTCGACCAGCAGGTGGCGCTGCGCAACCCGGCACTGGCGAAGTGGCTCAGCAACCAGGAGATGGCGGCGATCAGCGAGGACGACGTCGACAACCTCGTCATCTGGGACAGCTGGTTCGCCAACGTCGGCCGCCAGCTGCGTTCCGGCGTTCGCCAGACGCAGCTCGGCTTCATGGGTGCCAGCATCGCCGCCTCCGAGACCGGCAAGCCGACCGCGAGGCAGGCGCGCGAGATCGCCGGCATGCAGCTCCAGATCGCCAAGGCGCAGGACGACGCCGGCTGGACCACGGCCATGTTCAATCCGGTGGGCCAGATGCTCGCCACGGTGCCCATCGCATCCGCCGCGGCATGGGCCGGTGCCCGCTCGACGGCAGCCTTCACCAACCACCCGCACGCGATCGCCCTCGGCGGCACGATCGGCGGCGGCCTTGCCGTCTGGGGTTCGACCGCGGTCATCGAAGGCGGCAACCACTACCTCGACCTGATCCGCCGCGGCATCGACCCGGCCAACGCCAGGAAGGTCGCCAGCTACTACGGCATCGCCGCCGGTGCGCTGGAGACCATCGGCGCCGGCATCGTCACCCGACCCATGCGCGCCATGCTGCTGGCGCGCGCCGCCGAGAAGGCGGGGCAGATCCTGACCAAGCGCACCAAGGGACAAGCCCTGCGCCGCTCCGCCTACGACTGGTTCGAAGGCGCCGCCGGCGAGGTCACGACCGAAGTGGCGCAGAAGATCGCCGAGAACCTGGCCACGGCGAGCGCCATCGGGATGCAGGGCCGGTCGTGGCAGGAGCTCACCAAGACCCCCGAGGATGCCGTCAAGTGGGGCGACGAACTGGGCGAGACCTTCGCCGCCACCCTCATGGCCATGGTGCCGCTGGGCGGCATCCTGCCCGGCGTGCGCGTGATGCACGACCTGCGCCAGTTGCGGCGCGCGTCGGGTGAACAATCCTTCATGCAGGGGATGCGCGACCGGCTGAAGGACCTGAAGACCCCAGGCAAGTCGCCCGATGGGTTCCACGACCTGCTGAAGGAGCAGGCGGCGAAGCTCGAGGCCGAAGGCGGCCCGACCACCGTGCACGTCGACCGGCACGCCGCGACGCAGGTACTCAACCAAGCCGACGAGGTCGCGGACCAGAAGCAGGCCAAGGCGGCCGGCATGACCGCGGAGCAGCTGCGCGCCAGCCGTGCCGAGGGCACCCGCGGCGCCGCGTCGGAGGAGCTCGCCAAGGTGCTGCCCGAGGTGGCCGCGCAGCTGAACGACTCGAACGCGGCGACCGACACCATCGAGATCCCGCTGCACCTATGGATCTCCAAGGTGATGGGCACGCCTCTCGAGGACGTGCTGCGGGATCACATCAAGCTCGACCCCAACGGGCACACCTACTTCGAATCGCAGGTCCTGGGCCGCCGCGTGTCTGCCGAACTGGCGACCATGCGCAAGACGGTCAAGGAGCAGGGCGCGGCAGCCGAGCAGTGGCAGGCCGAGGCGGACGAGATCGAGGCCGAACTTGCCAAGGCTCTCGTGGGCACGAAGGTGCACAAGCTCACCGGCCGCAACTCCGCCACGACGGCGCAGGTGGTCACGGCCATCGTGGTGAACCGGGCGAAACGGGCGAAGCAGACCCCGAAGCAGTTTTGGTCCACGCACGGGGTGCGCTACCTCTCGGAGCTGACCGACCCCGATGGCGTGCGCGCAGCCCTGGACTCGGCGATGGGCCGCGGGCCGCGGCCGACCGCGCCGAGGCCGCCGGCACCGACGACCGAGATGGGCGGCGCCGACCAGATCCGCATCGACGACGAGCCTGGCGCGCAGCCAGCACCGACCGAGGAGTCCGACCCCGATGCCGAGCCGGACGCGCCGGCGCCCCAGACCGATGCGCAGCCGGTGCCGATGGATTCGCTCCGCGGCGTGCTGCAGCACTACGAGACCGTGCTGGGCGACCCGCAGATGGCGGACACCGCGCTGCGCGTCCTCTCCGCCGCGGTCGGTCCCGAGGGCATCGCCGAGATCCGCGCCGGCCGCGACCCGGTCGGCACCACGCCAGAGTCCATCCGCGCACTGGTGCTGGCCATCGAGGACGCCGGCATGCAGGAGCGCGATGCGCTCAACGAGGCCGAGCAGAACAGCGATGCGGTGTTCGACCAGACGGTCGAGTTCCTGCGCCGTTCGCCTGAAAGCCGCCGCCGCACGCTGGCGCGTCTTGGCCTGAAGCCGAAGCCCGACAACAAGCCGCACAGCACGCGCGAGGTGGCCGCCTTCCTGACCGCGCGGCAGCGGCAGAAGTATGGGGAGATCCCCGCCGACAAGGAGGGGCGCACCGACGAGCAGGCGAAGAAGATCGCCAACTGGATGGTGGCCGAGGTCGAATACGAGGCCGAGAGCCCGAACAGCGCGATCGGTTGGTACACGAAGAAGTTCCAGGCAGCGCTCAGCCGACTGTCGTCGGTGTTCCCCGAACTGCGCGAGAGCGCCGACGCACGCGCCACGATCACTGCGCTGGTCGCGATCACCAGCGATGGGCTCGCTGTCGGGCCGAACTTCCTGTTCGCCGCGGAGCTGTACGAGAACTGGCGCCCAGGCGGCAAAACACCCGGCCGGTTCACCAGCATTCGCAAGCACAACCGGGTGGCTCCGCTCGCCACGCTGAAGCGCTTGGAGGCTCTCTACGCCGAGATGACTCCGAGCCGAGCCCACGAGCTCCTGCTGCGCGAGGGCACGGTCAAAGAGCTGAAGGCCATGGCGAAGGCCGAGGGCTGGACGTTCAAGCCAGGAGCGGGCTACCTCGTCACGACGCGGCTGCCCTACAGCGCGATCGCGTTCGGGCCGAAGATCGGCGCCTTCTGGGCCAACCTCATGGGCTCCACCGGATACCTGACGATGGACCGGTGGTGGTGCCGCACGTTCAACCGCTACCGCGGCGACATGGTGCTCTCGGTCGGCGACCAAGCGCTCGCGGCCTGGGCCGAACTGCTGGGGCGCAGCGACCTGTCGCGCGACCAGCTCATCAGCGAGACGGTGGTCTGGGAGGAGCGATTCGCTCAGCGCAACTGGAAGACCCAGCTGGCCGTCCTGGTCGGCAAGTCGGAGCCGGGCAAGAAGGGCGAAAAGGCCGAGTGGATGAAGAAGGCGAAGGAGCTCGCCGGCGCCCGCTTCGACGAACTGCTGCTTGAGCACAAGCGGGAACGCAAGGCGCACACCATCTGGAAGCTCGCGTTCCAGTCGCTGCGCGATGCGCCCGACAACGCGACCGACCGCGAGTTTATGATCCGCGCCGCCGCGTTCGCGCAGGCGAAGTTGAAGAAGCGGGGCACCACCCTGTCGATCGCGGACATCCAGGCGGCACTGTGGTATTTTGAGAAACGGCTATTCGCCACGGTTGGCGCCCGGCCGAAGTTCGGTATCTCCTACGAAGAGGCTGCAGAAAATGTCGTCACGGCTGCGCAACTCCCGGCCCGATCTGATGGACTCGCAGGGCTGGCCAGAATGGCAGCTGAAACTGCAGAACGGGTCGCCCGACTCCGAGCCGAAAAAGCTCGTCGAGCTGCTGCTAAAGATGGAGGCAGCGTCTACGTCGAAGGCGAAGAGCAGCTCCTCGCAGAGTCCGACGAGTCCGAGAACCTCAACCAATCCGACTTCGTCGAGCAGCACTTCCGCGTCGAGGACGTCCCCACAACCGGATTCCCCGACCGAGGAGACATCCTCGACCAGTCCGTCGATGACATCCCCGGAGGCGTAGCACCGGGCCTCGAGGTCCTCATCGACTTCACCACCGACATCGACCTGGACGCGGTCGAGAAGGTGCGAATCGGACGCCGCACGATCAAGTCGCCGGCGGAAGCAGCGGAGGCCGCAGCGCACTTGGCGCTCTCCGCGCGCGAACAGATCCAGGGCATCGTCACCGACGACCAGGGCAAGGTAATGGGCATCGTCGGCGGATTCCGCGGCGGCCCGGTGAGCACGAACAACGATCCGACAGTGCTGCTCGACCTCGCGCTGATCAAGGGAGCCGCAAAGGTCTGGTGGGTGCACAACCACCCAAGCGACGACGAGACGTTGTCGAAGGCCGACCTAAAGTCGGCGGCAAGCCTGCACCGCATCCTGTCGGGGACGAACATCTTCTCGATGGGCATCATCGCCATTCGCGCCGCCGACAAGAACGGCGACCACGCGTGGCACTGGTCGAACAGCAGCAACACCGACCAGAATGGTGGCAGCACGCGCGTGAACAAGGGGCACACGGTGCCGTTCCTCGAGCGCGTCATTCGCAGCGTCGACACGTCGCCGCGAATGCTCTTTGGCCAGGACGTCGACGACTTGCTGCGGGCGAGCAAGGCCAAGGGTCGCGACGGCATCCTGCTACTGGATCCCCAGAACCGCCCGCTCGGCTTCATCGGCATCGATGGCCAGGCGATGATGGAGCTGACGCAGCAGGGCCGGCAGCACACGCTAATGGCATGGCTTGGCCTGGCCTCGGCCTACAGCGCGATCGTGGTGCGCAGCACCGGCACGGCCGCGGGCGCTGCGAACGTGGGCATGGCGCTGCTGACCTTCGGCATCCAACTGCAGGGGTTCCTTGAGTGGAGCCCCAAGTTTCAGGAATACATCAGGAGCACGCCGCAGGCACCGTCGAGCAACATCTTCTACCAGGAGGACATCGACTACCGCGGCCTGCACCGCGCGCCGATGCGCGACTACGGCGCACCGCTGCACGACCTGACGCAGATGTATCCCGACGACGTCTACGGACCGAAGGGGGCGCAGTTCTACGGCGGCGGCGGCATGGCCAAGGATCGCGCGCTCGACGAGAAGGCGATGGACCTGCTGCGCAGCCTGCGCGGCCAGCCCGACGCGCGCGTCACGGTCTACCGGGCGGTGCCGCTCGATGCGCCGTCCGCGATCAATGCCGGCGACTGGGTGACGATCACCGAGGCATACGCGAAGCAGCACGGCGAGAGCGCGCTCCGCGGCGAGTATCGCATCGTGCAGCTTACCGTCGCCGCCGACGAACTGTTCACCGACGCGAACAGCCTGCACGAGCAGGGCTACGACCCGCGCCCCGAGGTGCTGTTCCAAGAGGACACCGAGCCACCGGCGCCGCCGCGTAGGGACGACAGGCAGTTGTTCGCGATGAAGAACATCAACTACATGCCGGACCTCGTGGGAGAGCTGGGGTTCCTCGCGCCGTCGATCGGAGTCGCCAACATCAACAGCCCCTACACCGACTTCGGCAACGCCACGCTGATCGGCCCGTGGACGCTGGTGAACCCGCACACGACGCCCGTCTTCTCAGCGGACAGCTGGAGCGAGACGTTCGCCGGCTCGATCCGCACGCGGACCCAGGAGCTGAAGCTGAAGAAGGGCGGGGTCATCGGCACCTACCTGGAAGGTCTCGCCGAGGAGATGGAGCGGGTGGCCGAGCATGACGGTCTGCTGCCGTCGATGGTGCGCCAGTGGATTATGAAGCCCTACGTGCCCGACAACACGGTGACGCTGAGAATCCTGGGCAACATCCAGCAGGACCACCGCGAACTCGGTTTCGACACCAATGAAGCTCGAGCGTGGCTATCCCGCGCCGCGGAATGGCAGGCGACGCATAGCACGAAAATGCTGGTGGCGACGACGAGAAGCCCGCGCATCAGCGTCGACCACAACACTTCGACGTTCAACCAAGTGCTGCGGCGCATGGATGCTCTGGCGGAGGAGAACACCAGGGCACCGATCAGCAATGCGAACCGTGCGCTCCTGCACAACATCGTCCACAGCAACCTCGACCCACTGAGCGAGCTCGTCGCATGGGCTTGGGATCACCGCGAACTGTGGACGAATCCGCGCAACGGACAGGTCAAGTGGAGCAAGGAGCTCGAGGCGCATGCCAAGGAGGCCGGGTGGTGGGACCTGCCGATCCTGAAGCTCGCGCGCGAACTGTGGCTGCCGAATAATGGCAAGACGTTCGCACCCGTGTTTGACGGAGGGCAATGGCTCGACCGGGACTACGGATGGCAGGAGTCGACGTCGGCGGCGATCGCGCTCGCGCAGGCAGTCCTGATGGTGGTGCATCACATGGATGTCGACGAGTTCACCAGGAGGCTCATCGGGGCACCGTTCGTGGATGTCGAGACCGGCCCCAATCTCGACGAGTGGGCCTATGCGATGCGTGTGGGACCGTGGTCGCTGATGATGGTGCCCCCCAATGACAACCTGGGGAAGGTGGACCAAGCCAGCGAGGCCATACAGAAGCTGTTCGACAGCGAAGCGGTCCGCACCATCCGAGAGATCGACGTCGCCAGAGGAGGTGCAGCGAAAGCCGACTGGCGCGAGGCGACTGCCGAGAACCTCGCCATCGCCATGGCGAAGGTGAAGCCGCGGACCGACCGCTCGCCGAGTTCGATCGGCGAACTGCGGGCGCACCTTGCCCAGCGCTTCGACACCTGGCAGCAGATGATGGAGCAGGGCAAGACGATTGTGTCGGGCCACGAGCACAGGGTCTCGCTGCAGGACCTCGAGTTCGCGCATGGCGACCTCCAGGCAGTCATGCGCGACGCCTACCAGAAGGAGCGCGACGATCGATTCAACGCGCAAGGCGTCGACTTCAAGGGTCCCGACCTGAACAAGACTCCGAGTGGCTTCAACACCACCGAGGACGAGGCGGCCTACCAGATCGCCGAGAAGGTGCTCTCGCAGTTGGCACCGCACGCACGCGAAGACGAGGCGGCCGTGCGCCGCATGCTGCTGCCGCTGACCGCGGAGCCAGGTGGTCGCATGCTGCCGCTAGTGCCGACGTCGGGCCTGGACGTCATCGTGCCGAAGCTGATCGCCTTCGCGAAGGCCGCGCGCGAACACCGCGTGGACTACTTCGAAGCGAAGCCGCAGCGCGTGGTCGCGATCCGCGAGTTCACTGGCTACGTCACGCACGAGAAGGACAACGTGCCGCAGTGGGTGACCGACAACGGGCTGAACGTCTACAAGTATGGACCGCAGCACCCGACGCTGACCACGCAGCGCGAAGCGATCCAGGCGGCTGTGCAAGCCTTGGAGAACCAGGACCCCGGCTCGATCCTGTTCCAAGAGGAGGACGTCGCCGACCCCTACGCTCCTGGCGAGTTCGGCTTTTACTCAGCGCTGCGGCAGCACATCCTGCTCGCCGGCCGCGAGATGACCGCTGGCCAGTGGCTGCAGGAGTTGTCGATGCTCCGCAACCAGAACAAGCTGAAGCAGGGCGAGCTCGACTGGACGGGCATCGAGGACAAGCTCCTCGACATGAAGGAGCGCGACCCGTCGCGCAAGCTCTCGCCGCAGCACGTCGAGGCGATGGGCGACTTCCTGACGGTGGCAAGCGTGCACCACGGTCTTCGGCGCGACCCATCGGACCCGGCAAACGAAGCGCTGAACCCGACGACCGTAGGTTGGACTCTGCGCACGGAGTACGAACGCGCGCAGGAGATGATCGACACGCTGCTCACGAACGATGACTGGTTTGCATTCGGGGTCGAGAATCATCTGTTCCTGAATCAGGAGGCTGCGGACCGGGTGCGGGACCTGATGGAGCAGATCCGCAACAGCCTCGACCGGGACCTGGGGGACGACTTCTTCGACGTCATCGAGATGGACCGGGAAATCTACGAGTACATCAGAGACAACTCCGACGACTGGAACGCGATCTCCCTCCAGCTGTCAGTCATTGGCGAGGGCGGCGACCCCGACTTCTCCGCGACGGACAGACCAGCCGGCGACTCGGATGAAGCATCGGACTACCAGAGCGACGCCCCTCCAGGTCCCGCGACGGACCCGTGGGAGTTCTTGGTCAACTACGACGCCAAGGGTGCGAAGGTCTACCAGTCGTCGCACTGGGCCGATGCCAACGTCTTGGTGCACGTTCGCGGCGACAATCGCACGCTGGCCGATGGCACCGAGGCCATGGTCGTGCACGAGGTGCAGAGCGACTGGGCGCAGGGAGGCACGCGCGATGGGTTCGAAGGCGAACTCGCGACCGACGAACTACGCCTTGAACTGCTTGAGACGCTTTGGACGGAGCCGGCGCTGGGTAAGCCGAGCGTCATGGTGCCGGATCGCGGCCCGAACCCGGCAGCCCGCCTGCTCACGGTCAAGAACGACGAGGAGCTGCAGGACTGGCTGAAGGAGGCCACGAAGCGCATCGAGGACTTGGACGAGGGTGGTCCCAACGAACTGCAGGATGGAGGGCCGCAGGTTGCGCTGGCTCTCGGCGACATCCGCGGTCTCGCCAAGATGCGCGCCAAGGACATGCAGAACGGGGAGTCGAAGGCGCAGCAGCGTCTCGAGCAACTCCGCGCCGAGCACGACAAGTTGCGCGACCGGGCACATGGCGGCGCCAGGGCACAGCGAGCACCGGATGGGCCGATCGTCGGCAGCAACGCGGCGGCGATCGAGCTCGGAGTCAAGCGAGCGATCCAGGCCGCAGTCGGCGCGGGCGCGAAGCACCTTGCGCTGACGACGGGCCTGCTGCAGGACATCAAGAACAACGGTAACAACAACTCAGTGCTGCTGAATGTGGAGGTGCCGATCGCGCTGGTCGGCAACTCCCCGGACTACGACCAACCGTTGCCCGACGAGTTCAAGGTCCTGCTACCTGGGACGCAGGTCGTGCAGCCGTTGGAGACGTGGCTCGATAACCAAGGGGTGCCGCAGGAGGAGTGGCCTGCCGTGCGGGCGCAGGCGAAGAAGAAGTGGGATGAGCTGCGCAACGGCAAAGGCACCGCGGGCGAAGAGGCGAATCTCAAGCAGAACCTTCGGTTCCGGTTGCACGCCACGCTCGCGAACCCGATCGTGCAACGGGACAAGGACCGTGCAGTCACCTACGACAAGCTCGCGCGCAAGTCGTTCGACAAGTGGGCGAAGGCTCTCGGCGGCACCGTCGTCGAGCGCCCTCTGATCTACCAGGAAGCGACAGCAGGGAGGGTGGTCGAGAGACCCGAGATGACGACGGAGCAGCTCGTTAGCGAGTTGTCGAAGGCGCAGGCCGGACTCCAAGCGCTGCACCGGCTCACGCAGCAGGCAATCGCAGAAAGCACCAACCAGAGCGCACCCATGCCGGGGTCGGCCCAGTGGCTCCGAGAGGGCCAGACGGAGGCGGATCTCGAGGGACGCCTTGCCGGTTGGCTACAGAGCGACAATCCTGGGTCGGAATGGGACTGGAGGCAATCCATCAGTCAGACCGAGCGGGTTGTGTTTAACCAGTACGACGGAATGCTGCGGGAGTTGGTCGTGGAAGCGATCGACAACAACGGCGGCGAGGTGTCGGCGATTGACCGCGAGCGATGGGGGCTCATGCCCGGCGACTTGCTCCTGGGACTGGAATCGCGGATCAGCCACGCCTCCAAGAAGTTCCCGGCCCTCCACCAAGCGCTCGTGGCGCGCAATGCCCTAAAGCTCACATTCGACCAGATGTTCATGCTGGGGTGGAGGCCGACGCAAACCGCGCGCAGCACGACGCCAGTCATCAAGGAACAGACGACGCCGGTGCCGGTGCTGGAGCTGACCCCGCAGGTGGAGGCGAACGTGCGCGCCGGCATGCCGCTCTGGTCGCGCGAAGGCACCCGACGCGGTGCGTTCCTGCCTGAGCTGTTCCTCGTGCTGCTGTTCCGCGGCGCGAACCTCTCGACGATCCTGCACGAGATGTCGCACTGGTATCTCGTCGACCTGATGAAGACGGCGAAGTCGGGACAGGCGACGGCGGAAGAGCTCGCCGAGCTGAATGCGATCCTGGGCTGGATGGGCATCGGCAGCGTCGAAGAGTTCGACGCGTTGCCGGCCGATCAGCGCACCGCACTGCACGAACAGTGGGCGTACATGTTCGAAGTGTTCCTCGCCGAAGGGCAGGCGCCGTCGTTGGCGCTGCAGGAGGCGTTCGGCTTCATCCGCCAGTGGATGGTGGACATCTACGGCGACACGGCCGAGAACCGGGCGCGCGTGTTCGAAGAGAAGTTCGGGCGGCCGATGCCGACGCTCGACCCGCAGGCGCGGCACTTCTTCCAGCGCATGATGGCTACCGACCAGGAGATCGCCGAGGCCGAGGCTGTGCGCGAACTGCTGCCGCAGTTCAGCACGCAGGCCGAGAGCGGCATGGATGATGCGCAGTGGGCGAACTACCAGCAGCAGTGGGCTGACGCGAAGGGCGAGGCCAAGCGGCGCCTCGACGCGGCTGCGTCCACGGAAGCGAAGCTGCTGGCCAACCTGCGCGCCAAGGTGGTCGGCGAGATCGACCGCACCGCGGCGCAGGTGCGGCAGAAGGTGGAGCGAGACGTTCGCCAGCAACTGCTCAGCGACCCCTACTACAAGGCCCTTTCGTGGATGCTGTCGGGCCGTCTGAGCGACGACCCGAACGACGTCGGCAGCAAGGTATCGTCGCACCAGATCGACATCGACGCGGCCGAGAAGATCCTCGGCCCGGCCGACTGGCAGTTGATGGTCCAGCGCTACGGCACCGGCGTCGGCACGCCGTTCGGCCGCAAGCATGGGTTCAAGCCGGACCAGTTGGCGGAGATGTTCGAAGTCGGCACGGGCGAGCAGTTGCTGCGCGAGATGCTTCGCCGGCCGACGCTCGAGCGTGCGATCCTCGACGAGACCAACGCGCGCATGCTGCGGGACCACAGTCAGTGGGAGAACCCCGACGAGCGCGAGGACCTGATCGCCGAGGCACTCCAGGGCGAGATGCGCGAGCGCATGTTCGCGCTCGAGGTCGTCACCATGGAGGAGGCGATGCGCCGCGCCGCGGACTCGACGCAGGGCGCCGGCCGCCTGCAGTCGCTCGCCGAACGCATGGCCGCCGACCTCGACGACCAGCTGGGCGCGGCGCGGAAGCGCGTTAAGGAGCTCGAGGACGGGCGACTGCAGACCGCGGAGGAGACCCGGCTGCGCGCCGAGCTCTTCGCGATCCGCACCGAACTGGCGCAGTTGCGGCAGGGCGAGACCACCGCGGAGTCCGACCAGCAGATGGCGAGGCTGACGGACCAGCGTCGGGTCCTTACCGAGCAGGTAAATGCTCTCCAGCCGCAGGAGCTCCAGACCGCAAGGCAGGAAGCCAGCGACCTGCTCGAGCGAGCGGAGGCTGCACGCCGGCTGGCACGCGAGCCGATGACCAGCGAGCGCATCGTGCAGGCCGCAGCCGCCGAGGCAGCGCGGCGCGTGGTCGACGAGACTCCGCTGCGCGATCTGCGGCGACTGCGCCGGAGGGCGGAGCAGGCTCTCGGCACCGCCGCCCGGCGTGGCCGCGAGGCAATCCGGCGAGGCGACATCGGCGAAGCGCTCGACGCGGCGCGCTCGAGGCTGCGGCACATGGCGATTGCGCGGCAGGCGATCGCTGCGATGCGCGAGGCCGAGCGTGGCGCCAAGATCGTGCGCAACCTGTGGAAGCAGCGCGACGACGAGAAGACCGCGAAGAGGCGGGACGTCGACCTGGTCAACGCCGCGCGCGCGATCGCCGCGTTATTCGGCATGGGCACGCCGGCGGCCAACCAGAAGGACTGGGTCGAGAACCTGCGCAAGTACAACCCGACCCGGTGGGCCGAGGTCGAGCCGTGGCTGCAGCGGGCCGAGCGGGCCGCGGCTGGGCTCACGCCGAACGCGCCGCGCGGGCTGGGCATGGCGACCGACTTCCGCGACCTGAGCCTCCGCGAACTGCGCGAGGTGTGGGACCAGATCGAGTCGCTCTGGGACCAGAGCCGCCGCGACCACCTGATCCGCGTGGGCGAGGAGATGCTCGCCTTCGACGTGGTCAAGGCCCGGCTGCTGGCGCCGCTGCAGGCGCAGATCGACAAGCACGCCGGCAGGCCGCCGCAGTTGGGCCAGGCGGACTGGCGCGTGCGCCTGAATCGGCACTTGTCGTCGCTGAAGGCATACCTGCGCCGCGTCGATCACTGGGCCGAGTCGGTCGGCCCGGCGTGGCAGAACATGGTCGTGCGCCCGATCCGCGAGGCTGTCACGAGCTACCGGCTGCAGGCATCGGCAGAGGTCCGCACCTACCAGCTGGCACTCGAGCGAGTGGCGGCCACGATCACCCAGCCGCAGATGCTGGACTGGGTCATCGACACGACCGACGCCGCGGGCCAGCCGATGCAGCGCACCATGTGGCGGTTCGGCCGCGGCAACGGTGGCAACGGCATGCTCGAGGTGATCGGCGCCTTGTTGCACTGCGGCAACGAGTCGAACTACCGGAAGCTCTTGCTGGGCTACGGCTGGGCGGAGGAGACCGACGACGGGGTGCTCGACGACCGCGAGTTCCGCGAGTTCCTCGACGAACTGTGGCAGCAGGGCAAGCTCACCCGCGCGCACATGGACTTCGTCCAGGGTGTCTGGGACCAGTTGGAGAGGCTGAAGCCGGCGGCGCAGCACGCGCATCGCGAGGTCTTCGGCACCTACTTCAAGGAGGTCGAGGCTCGCGAGTTCGTCGGCGCGTGGGGTGTCATGCGTGGTGGCTACGTGCCGGCACGCATCGACCCGCTCTACGCCGACCCAGGCGCCCAGCGCTACGCGTCGATGGAGGAGCTCCGCCAGGACTTCCGTTCCTCGATGCCGGCGACTGCCAGCGGGTTCCGCCACGAGCGCGTCGAGGGCTACACGCGCAGGCTGAACCTGCAGCCGAGCATGATCGCGCGGCACATCGACGAGCAGATCCGATTCTCGGTCCTGCAGCCGACGATCCGCGACACGTTGCGC